GGAGATGTGTATCTGCGCACGGTGCTCTAGGTCTACTGACTCAACAGAAAAACCCCGGAGTTCTTTCTCGCGGAGTTCTTTGTAAATTTTTTCTTGAATCAGCACATCGTTTCGACACCGTTCGACCATGATAGGACTGAACTCAGCCCATTGATTGTCATCAATCTCGGTCTTCATTATACCAAACTTAGTGCCCCAAGCCTCTACAGAATGCCCCCCGGGGCGCATGGGGAACGCCAAGCGGGACAGGACGTAGGTGTCCCTAGGTACCACCTTCGGATTGTTGAGAAGGTCGATACCTAGGACTTGGTTAAACCAGTGGAAGTCGAAGTCAATACCATTGTGAAATACAAGTCTAACTTCATCACAACTAGCGCAAGTTTCGTCAATCCAAGCTGATAACTCAGATAACTTTCTTGCGTCTGGTATCTGGTCAACGTACACGTCATTCACAAAAGTTACACAAAGAGGGCCGAGGTACTCCTTGAATACGACACACCAGAACCGATCCGGTGTTAGCGAATTGGCTTCGGAGTCTCCTACAAAGGTGCGTACGTGTTTGGTCACTCACTTCTCCCAATTCCTTTGTATTCCTGCATGAAGGAACCCTTAGACTTCCTCCGAGCTTTCAAGGTCTTTGTTGAAGCGCGCGTCTTCTTCGGTGATGAGCTTCTGGATTTCTTGGTACGTGTAGGCTTTGAGTCTTGAGGTGGGCTTATCCCACACAAGGTAGCAAGCAGGTCCAGTTTCACCTGTATATCTGTTTTTAAGGATTCGCAAAGTTGTGACGTTTCTTTCGACCATGTTTTCTGCTTGGCCGTTCCGTTCAAGACCGACAACGATGTCAGCGAGTTGCCCAATTCCCGCAGAACCTCTAAGTTGCGAAAGAGACGTGACACCTCCTTCTTCATGGCTGACTGAATCATTTGACCTCCTCAAGTGTGATACAAGAAACAAACAAATATCCAACTCCTGCACGAGTGTGCGGAGCTTAGTCATGATGGAGTCGAGGGCTTTTCGCTCATCGCCACTAGACCCATCAGAAACAATGATGCTGATGTGATCAAGAAAGATATACTTAGCACCAAAATTATTGGCGATAAATCGTACCTGACTACACACAGTATCAACGTCGTTAGACCCAAAATGGTCCCAAAATATCCAACGATCATTATCGAATAAAGTAGCCCACGCTTCACGTTTCTTCTCCGGTTCAACCACATTCTCAGGCAGTCTGAGATTGGTATTCAATTCAAGGCTTACAAGGTCCTTTACAGTACGTTTTACAGACTCTTCAAGGAACATGCAACCGATCTTTGACTCCGGTACGTTCTTGAACAAATGGTAGGCCAGTTCACGAAGCACTGCTGTCTTACCCACACCACTACCTGCGGTGAAGACGATAAGCTCGCTTGTCCTGACCCCGTGGAGGAGGTCATCAAGCCCTTGCCACGGATAAGGCACGCTAGGCGTCTCTGTCTCGTTGATCAGAAGGTCCAGCGTGGCTTGCCCTTGGATCAGCCCCTCAGGCGTGTACGGAGAGCTATTCCACCACTCACGGGTAAACACCTTGAGCAGTTCAGAGGCTTCAATGAACTTCCCCTGTCCCTCCAAAGAGGAAATCTGGGCGAGGTACTCATTAGAGTCCTTACCGCGCGACAGATTGGTGATCTTTACCTTGCTCTTGTCAAACAGCGAAGCAAACTTCTGAGCAGCCTTGCGACCCGGCTCGTCCATGTCACCGCAGTAGATCACTGACTCAAAAGAATCAAGGTAGTCCTTGTCCTCTTGCGTGATCCTTGCCGAAGCACCGTTACGCAGAGACACACAAGCGTACTTGGAGCCCATCATCTCGTAGCAAGAGATAGCGTCGTATTCACCCTCGGTGACGGTAATGAACTTGCCACCACGGGGGAACTTGTTGGCTCCAAACAAACCGCTTGCCTGAAAGCCTCCGGGGCCTGTGTGCTTGACGGAAAAGGACTTGTCCAAGTACCTGATCTTTTCAGCGACAGGCTTGTTCTCGTACGAGTAATACGGGAACGATACGAGCCCTTCCTTGGAGATACCTACTCCGTAGAAGTTCAACGAGTCCTTCTTGAGTGCACGGTGGTTGGCTTCAAACGGCTTGAAGTCCCCAATTACCACGTTGTTTGTTTGTACTTCCTTAGTTTCTTCCATCTGTACTCCTTCACGTACCCTGTAAGTACGGTCACACGAAAAACATTTCTTGTACTGGGATTTGTCTTGGGTATTCTCGTACAGGGTAGCCGCGTCGCTTGAATCACATTTCTCGCAGTGGATATGTGATTTAAGGGCTACGCTCCGCATCGGAATCCTGTAATTTCAAGCATGTCCAAGGTGTTGAGCTTATAAGGGGCTTTCACACCAAGGTCCTTCACAAAGAAAGGAACTTTAGCGTTTTTGTACGTACAAGTCAACGTCTTGTTTTTGTAGGTAACTTCAACAACCCGCTTCTTGGTGGTCTTCAGTTCCCAAGACAAAGGCCAAATCTTGTCGTAGAATTCAATGTGATTTACTGTTGGCATACTCATCGGTAGTACTCCTTCTGTGTTAACGTGACATCATCAAATAAAAAAGCCCACAAAGAGTGAGCATGTAAAAGAAAAATACAAGGATCGCACTGATCCCTAGGCTTGTTTCAACGTCCATTGTTCTGCCATTGCTTGTGCAATGCCCTTAAAAGTTCTTGACGCATTTCGTGCTCGTTCTTTTTTCGTACCACTTATACCGTGACTCCATTTTGACAAGCGCCATCCGTTGGTCTTTACGTAGAATTCTCCCTTGCCTACGATCTGAGTAGGTGTAAGCTTGGGTAGGTTCTTGAGCCAAAGGCAAGTAGGCTTGTTTGCTTCGTGTCCAAACTGCCAAGGGTGTACAACTTGTGTTGGACCTTTTGGAAACAAGGGCCAGTTCTTACTCAAGTAACCAACTGGGTTTTCAATTGCAATACGCTCGCAAGGAGCCTTGGCAAGCGTATCTACAAATTCAAGTGCTTTGTGTGTAAGTTCCCACCGCTCTGGGCGCTTGTGGTTCCACCAGATGCCCATAGTAGCCAAGTAAGTACAAGGTGGGTGGAAGATCATTAAGTCCCATCCAGCGTCAAGGTGATTAAGTACATCATCTTGAATGTGGAATTCACTGTTGTCTTCGCTGGGGAGTAAGTCACAAGACCAAGCGTTGTGACCAAGCTCTCGAAACGCTTGACGTACGATGCCGCTAAACTCGCAACCAACTAAAACCCTCACGTGCTTTCAAGTTCTTTCTGCACTGCTTCGTAGGCATCGGTGTGCTTAATCCAACCATCGCATGTGGTAGCGTCCTTAAACAACCGGGATAGAAGGACACGCAACCGCCTAATCTCTCTCCCCTGAACGCAGGGCAACCGCTGACAGTTATCGTGGCAGGTGTGGATGCCGTTGAGGGTCAAACGCTTCACCTCACTCTCAAGGACTTCGATGCGGTCTGCGGCTTCACCAATGTCCAGAGTGTCCCCAGCGCGAAGTCGCTTCACAAGGTCACTACGTTCCGTTTTGGCGAGGATTTCGTTGAACACATCTCGTGTTGCGTCGATAGCTGTCTCTGTTGCAAGTATTCCGCAGCCATTATGAGCGTCGATCTTCAGAACAACCACATCCCGTAGCGCCTCAATAACGGCGCGAATACACGTCCGGTTTCTTTCTGATTCGTTTGGCAGAAAATCTTTGTTGTTTCGAGTAAATTCAAACCAAGCTTTGAAATAAACTTCAACCAGATCATCAAGTGTCATGGCTTCACCGCAAGAATTTTACTGAACACCGACATAGCATCTCCTAGGTTCCATGTTGGATTAACATAGTAATCGGGGAACACTTCATCCCGCAGCGCCTCAATAACGGCGCGGATACCTTTCTCTAAGTCGTGGTCTGCAAAAGGGTGCTCTGGATTAAAACTACCCTCTTCAAAGATTTTAACAAGATCATTTAGCGTCATCGCGTTCCTCTTGATTCAGCTTGGCTACAATACGTTCCGCAGCGATGCGATACGTACCACGCATACCTGTAGTAACGCTCAAGTCACCGTTGTAAAAGTCAAGCAGCGTGTCCATAATGATAGTGAACACTTCGTCTTCAGTCAATTTTTTCATGCTGGATACTCCCAATCTTTTGCCGGATCAATTAATCCGAGTTCTTCGTGGAACACTTTCTTGTACTCAACTGCACTAGGATCGTTTGGAATGCCATCTGAAGGACGAAAATACTTCCGACGACAACCACGCTCGTACAGACCTGAATGCTTTTGCATACGTTCACGATATTCCTCCACTGGTTCAAGGTCAACAGTAAAAATACCTAGTTCTGCTAGGTAGGTGAGCAGGTACGCTACGTGGTACCTGTAAATTTTGTCCCATCGTCGGCTAACCGACTTGTACACGCGCATGGGGTACGCCTTGCCGTCCTTGGCATGGATTCGAAGGGTCGTTTCGATAACGTCCTGTTTGAACTCCTTGGAAAGGCGCTTAACTCGGCGCAAATAATCTTTACGCATGGCTTATGTTATACTCGAAGGGTGGCGGAAATACGCCATTTCTTGCAAAAGTTTTGTTAAAAAGGAGTCAGATTCTTATGGATAATAAGCCTTGGTATCAGTCGCAGACCATCTGGTCGCAGATCATTGTCGTTGCTGGCGTGGTTACATCGTTGTTTGGCTACGAGTTGGCTCCTGACGCCTCCCAAGAAATTGTCCAAGCGGCAGGTGCCGTTGCCTCCGGTGTAGCGGCGGTATTCGGCATCGTGGGCCGCTTCAAAGCTGGCGGTGTGTTCATAAAGAAACCGTCCGGTTCGTAAGACCGTGAACATACTAGAATGACTAGCGTAATCACGCTTGTAACACTGGTGCTCACCCTGCTCAACCGTTTTGTTGAGTGGGGTGCGCGCTCCAAAGTGTTCAAAGAAGATGAGGCAATCATTGCTTCGCAGGTACTTACCCGTGTCCTGAAGGATATTGAAGATGCCAAAAATGCTCGTGAGGCTATTAATCGTGAGTTTGCTGACGATCCCGATAGCGTCATGCAACCTGATGAGTTTACTAGACCCCCCAAAGATAAGCGCCCCGGTACTTAGTACGCGGGGAGCCAACTTTTGTGAGATAGCCAAGCCCATCGGCTGGTCTGCCCAAGATACTCCTGAGACAGTGCGAGAGATCAAAGAACACAATCGCGTATTTGTGACTCTTTGTCGTCAGCCGCCGAATCAACCGTCGCCGACTGCCTTTTAGCCCGCTTGATGGCTTCCACTTCGTGCATGAACGCTTCGAAGTACATCGTGAACTTTCGGTGTGCTTCGTAACCATCCACCACTAGGATTGGCCTTGTGAACGAATACGTCCCGTCAATCATAAAGTGATCAGCGTCCGGGTCGTAGATAAATCTAAGCTGTTGCGCTGCGGTCATGTCATTCCTCCAAATAGTTAATGCAAAGATACAACATCAGTAAGTAGCTCAAGATGGACAGGGTGACAATCATATGAGCCACCACCAGAGGAAGGCACCTGTAGTAGCGCCTACATAAAACTCAGCCACCATACTGCCGTGGTAGTCCTTTGGACGAGGAGTGTACTCCCCAAGCAAGTACAACAAGCCGTGAGTACCACCTAGAAGGGTAAACCAGAGGGCTAGGGAAGGTGCGAGTACAACAAACGGCAACATGACCGTAAAGTTCCGTACAAGCCCGATAAAGGTCATTCCAGCGAGGTTATAGGGGATCAGCTTGGCATCGGTCCAAGTAGGGTCAGGAAGCCCTCCAAAGAGCTTTGGGAGCCACCATTCGGTCAGGAGTTCGGTAGTGTTGACCTTCTGTCCATTCGCCCACATTTCTTTCCAGTACGACATTGACGAAACCATGTGGGCACCGTGCCCCCAAAGGGCAAGAGAAGCGAAGACAAAAGTAATACACAAGAGCGCCCTGTACCACATTTCGGAATTAGGGGTCGTACCGTACCAAAGAAGCAGCCCTACGGGTACAGACCAGATAAGACGCATGGTCTGGGTGCGTTGCTTGCCACCCCACTCCCAGCCGTATCTTCGTGATAGGTTGGAAAACCAACCACCCCGAAGGCGATACAACAAACCAAATACAATACCTGCAAGTACTACTGGTCCAAAGGATGACAACGTGGACATATTCGGGAAGCCTCCTGTTTGATAACTGCCTGAATTTCAAGTTCAAGGTCTTCTGACAACGAGGTCAGGATACCTTGTGTATACGGCAGTAACATATTGTAATCGTTGTGGTTGAGTATTTTGGTAGCAATACCGTTGATTGCACCAAGAAGTTCAGAAAGATGTGCCTGCATAGTGGGTTGTTCCAAGAAAAGGAAACCAAGGGGGTTCTCCCCTTGGTCCTTACATAGTGGGTTTAAGCGGCTTCACCAAGGCGCGTAACCAAAGCAGTCTGAGGCCGTACCGTAGCACTTGGCTTGACCTCGTAGATCAGAAGGTTACGATTGAGGCGCTGTCCGTACGCACTAGCGTCCTCGAACGAAGAAAACAGATGCAACGCTGTCTTTACAGGTACAACCTCATGTGGCTGCTTGCCATTCTTGGCCTTAGTCAGATCAGCCGGGATTGCACTGTTAACTACAAAAGGCTCTTCGACGCACCAGAACGAACCTTCAGGAATCTTACTGTCCTGAACTGATTCGTCAACCTTTGGTGTTGATACCATTTCAACAACAGTGTGGTTGTCTGGCTTCGCAGCACCGAGTCCAAGAAATTTAGCCATTTTGTATTTCTCCTTTTTTGTTCAAGCAAACGAGGGTAGGCGGGGATTCACCTACCCTTCGGTATTGGCCTATAGGACGGTCAAGGACGCCCTATTGGCTTCCGCCCGCTGGCTATGCCCAAGCTTTTCTAAAGCCCGCCAGAGGACGTTACATTCAAAGGTGATCTTTGCCACCCTTGAATTCTTGCCGATGTACTTGTCGCAAACAAGATACTCCTGAAGCTTCTGTTCAAGGTACATCGCTTTCTTCCACAGTTGAGACTCGCTCAAGGTACTGGGGTTGTAATTAAGTGGATACTCCATGGGTTTCACTGTCCTTTCGAGTGAATAGCAATAGCTTCTGCCCTAGCAGCCGTATTGCGCAAGACATCCATAAATCCTTCCAGATCGGTAAGGCTACCTTGGTACATTCTTGTACCAGCCTCATTCCAGATATGCAAGGTCACTTTACCCTCATCGCTGACAACGATGCTGGTAGTGTAGACGTTAGGGTCGCCCCCTAAGGGCATAAGCATTTGATTTTCCTTCACAATTTAGATCACAAACAATTCACTTGACACGATTTTGGGAAGTCAGTATAATCTCTTAGTTCCCTCTTAGTTAGAACTAGAGAAGAAGCAATAGATGATAAAGACAAACAGTACAAAAATCATTAGTGTTTCAGCCACGAGGTGGTTAGATGTTCCTTCTAATTGCAATCAGTGAGCAAAGATTTTTGACAGATATTGGTTGTCAAAGCAAGCATCTTCTTCGAAGGCACTGGCATCGGGAAGGGTGTTGAAGTGCATGTAGTGGTAGATGTACTCTGCTGCACGATCAATATCCTTATTGATCCATTCCATGATGGCTTTCGAACCACCGGACATCTTAGCCATGATGAGAACCTTGACAGCATCGTCAGGATTTTCAATCAGCCAATTCAAAGTCTCGTTCCTAGAGCTAAGCTTGAGGGCAGCGATGTTAAGCTTGCTGGTCAACTCTTTGTCTTCCGTTACGGGCGGCGTGATAGGAACAACCACGGCGCTCGCTTGGCTCTTCTTACGCTTGGTGAGAAAAGCCCGCAACTTGTTGCCGACAGATTGGTCGTACACAAGTGTCTGGGTGACGTATCGGTCGTCAAGCAACCAACCGTAACCTAGTACCATACGACCGTTGCGCTCAATGCGCTCAAGAATCTTATGCTTCTCAGGCACAAGAGCCATGATTTTGTCTTTCTCAGCTTGTTCGGCTGGGGTCATGTCAACAGGCCAAACAAACTCATCAATTGCCGTATCCACGGCTTTCGTAGTGGAGTTGTAACCCCATCGGTCGTCGGCATCCCAAAACGTACCGTTGGAAGTGTAACCCTTCGAAGCCCCCTTCTGGTAGGTAGGGTAGGCGTACGTTGTGGTAACCGGGGCGTTCTTGGTTGCGCGCCAAGTGCTGGTCTTGATGGAGTAAGAGTTGGAATACCAAACACCGGGCTGCTCCTTCTCTTCGTGACCTGAATCTTCGTTGAAGATGACTGGCTTGCCCTCGCTTGGCAATATAAGGAACTTGGAGCCAGTGCTGATGTCACGCTCGACAAGGAACGAGAAGCTCTCGTTGTAGATAAGCTTCCAGTTGTCCTTGAGGATTGGACGCAAGATCAAGTCAACGTACATCTGTGTATCTGAGCGAGGGTCACCAGACTTGTGGATGTAACTGATCACACCGTTGTGCATGAGCGCGAGGTCAACGGGGTCGCCGTTAGCCTTGTCAAGGATCATGTACGGGTGTACGTTGTCAACACTGAGGTCGCCGTGAGTACGCCAACGGAAGTGCACACCAACGTGCACGTCGTCAGGTACCTCAGCCCAAGCTTTCTTGAACTCTTCGAAGTCAAGAAGCTGCTTGTTGATGACCAACTGATTGGTAGTGGGGTCTTGGTAACAAATACCCCAACCGTCCTTGTTGTTTTCGTAGGCGTTTGCAAGGCTTTCCATGGAGATAAGCGACTTGCTGGGTGCGTAAGCGATGAGACACATGTGATAGGTTATCCTTCGAGGTCGGTGAATTCAGGGGCATACTTGGGATTAAGCTTCTTGAACTTGAGTGGGTCGGCGTAGTGCTTGGTAATAAGCCACTTGGAGAGCCAAGGATACTTACCTCTGTTCTCCATGACAAAAGCGATGAAGTGAGCGTTGTTGAGATTCTTGATTGAAACGTCACGTGTCCAGTCAACAACAGCCTGAACAAAGTCAATGCACTTGAAGAAGCCCGCCTTGGAGACGTTGGAGCGGAACATCCTGAACTCGATAGTGCCGCGACTACCAGTAAGATTTACAGCCTCGCTGCGTTGAAAGTACGAGGTGTTGCTACCTACGACGTACTGCCCTGCTTTGTTGAGCACCACACCATCGGTAATCTTCTTGGGCTTGAATGAGGTGTAGGAGTTCGCAGGACGGCCTGCTACGGCCTCAACGAAGCCTGCCTCGTTATGCCCTACGTACTGCACGATCTTGCCAAGCTGAAGCATCGTGAGGGCATTGCGGGATACGTGGATGTGGATGCCACAGAGAGGCTTGTGGACACGATAGATTGGGGTAGTCGCATCCGAAAGGTCCCACGGGTACTTACCCATGACTTCCTTGCCCGTGTTAGTCCAGCCTTGTAGCCAACTGGATGGAGCAAAAGCACGCGCTGGGTTGTTATCGTCAAAGTCCTCGACAAAGAAGCCCTTCCAAGCCTCCTCTGTGTGCCAGCGGTACGTACCGGGTGCTGACACAATCTCGAAACCACAGTCGCCAGTAGTAGCGTCAGACTTGACAATGCCCTGCAAGCCCATATTCTGAAAGCCCACAACAGAACTAGCAGCGATGTAGCAACCAAGGGTCTTGATGTCTTCTGCGGTAGGTGTAAGGCCAGTAGTACCGATAGCCTTGGTAAGAAGGTCACGTGCGAACAAAAAGGCACGTGGGTGTGTAGTTACTTCAAGCTCGACACCGAGGTAGCACGTAGTGTCAAGTGTCTGGGGAGTACTGAGGTTGCGAGAGACTACAGTACGGGGGCCACCACGAGGTTGCAATTGTGCGGTAAAGCCGTCAACAACACCCGACGTAGCCCGTTCACCCTTGGCGGTGTGGAACGGTACGAAGTTAAGTGCGTCAGTTGAGTAGTTCTTGATGATGTAGTGCTCGTTGTTGCGGTCTGAAGTAAACGTACCGCCGTGGCGAGAGTTCTCAAGGAAGTTGTTCTGGTGATTCTTGCCACCAAAGTAGCCAAGAGGACCAAAGAAGTACTTGAGAGGAGAATCGCTTGCAGGTGGACGTGCACGATTACCGTAGTTGCCTGCATTGCGTGGGTCGAAATAGTTGACCTTTTCGAGAGCTATGCCAAGGATCGTTGACACATTCCCGTAACACTCGCTACAAAACACACCGTAGAAAGGTGTTTCAGTAGCCCAGCGGAAGTTTTCTGTGTTGTTGACCTCAGTCCATTTGTCGAAGTGCATCACAGCCTTGAGAATAAGTTCGTCACGCTCAGCAAAAGTAAGTGGTCGTGGTCCCGTATCAGGGGGAGTGGCAGACGGCGTGATAGTAGCCGTCGAGTTAGCCTTGCCAATCTCGCCAACTTCAGTTATAAAGGTAGTCACAAGAGCTTGTGGGTTAGGCAACAACCCTTGTGCAAAGTGTGCCCCACGCTTGAGTGAAGCGACGTTAGG